ACCTCCTGCTCCACCACTTATAAAAGCAGTTTCAATTGAAGCGCTATACTCAGGTTGAGTATAAGACATTTGAGGCTGTCTATACTTATTTCTTTCTAAAAGATGTTGTTTAATAACTACACCTGTAGTAAGACCTGTTCTTGCAGGAACAAAGTCTTTAATCATCTTAAATAGAGAGTTATCGAAATATTTTATTAATCTAATGTAGTCTGTAAAGTCATAAGATTTAGAATACTTTTCAAAATAATCTTTACTTAAAGCATTTAAATCAGGATACGAAGTAACAGATTCAGATACTTGTCTAGGATCACCAATATACTCTCCTATATTAAAATACCCTAACCCTGCTATAATATCATCGTTAATTTCATTTTGAGGTGAAAAAGCAACCTCTAATAAATTAACATCTCTTGTATAACTTTCATTTTCCCTATCAAATTGTTGAATGCTTCTGAAAGGAGATAATGTTGGGTTTTGGTCAGCAGGTAAAACTATATCTTCATTTCTAATTTTATTAGAAATTCTATTTTTAATCCCTGCTATAGGTTGATCTAAATAGTATGTTTCTGTATAATTTATAAAATGAGAACCTGTATATCCATTATCCACATTTAATGAGGCAGTATATATACTAGTTCCATTACTGAATGATTGAGTTACTAATAAAGAAGAATTTCCTAAGACTGAGGGGTGGGAAGAAGTTAAATAATAATCAACTTGAGAGGTTGAAGAAGCACTTAAAGGTAAAATATAATCATTCCCTGCTGCCTCTAACTCATTTCCTAAAGGAGCTCTAAATACTAAATCATTTCCCTCAATTGAGGTAGGATTCATTACAAAATCATTAAAAGTTTCCTCACTTAATTGAGTATTATAATATCTTAACTCTTGTAAAGATCCTGTAAATAATCTCCTCCCAGGGAGACCTCCAAAATATAAAGAACTTGCTTGGTCCCAATAATTTGTAGCAGAATTATTAGATGAGGTAGCAATTAAACTATATCCTATTTGGTCTCCATCATTACCATTATATATATTTTGTTTAGCAATTAATCTAAATTCATCTCCTATATTAAAACTCCCAGTCTGGAGCATCACACTCCACCAATTTCCATCATAAAAAGACCCAGTTAATTCTATAGAATCAGTACCATGAATAAAAGTAAGGGTACCATAATCATTACTTTGGGAAGGTATAGACCCTGAATATGAAGCACTAGAATAATAAGACCCATCATAAGTAATTTTTAAATAGAAATTAATTGATGAACCTATTAAAGTATAAATTCCTGTATCAGGAGGAGGCCCATCTGATTTAAATCTAAAAGCTATAGTTCTTGGAGTCCCCCCACCAAATTCATTACTTAATACCCAAGGAGTAGCAATTAAATCACTTGATTTATTATTTAAAGCTTTATTATATCTATTATACCAATAATCATAATCATTAGTATTATCTTTATCTTTTCCTCCAAACTCAGATATTCTTAAGATAGTATCAGGAATGCCATAACAGTTAATTAAAGCTCTAACCCCTTCAACTGTACCTTTTCTTTTAAGTAAGTAAGGTAAATTATGATAAATTCTTTTATAAATCTCTTTATTTACATCATCTAAAGGAATAGGATTATCAGAGGCGGTAATATAAGTATCAATTACTTCTGAACCAGTAGGAGGTAAGAATGAACCTGACCCATTAATTCCTATAAATCCTGAGTAAAGATCATCTGTAGAAAAATTATTTCCATATAACTTTACACCAAAACTTCTTAAAGCATCTGCTACTAAATCTTTTGAAACACCGTATTCTAATCTATTATCAGCATCATGTAAATTAGTAATATCTTTAGTATAGAGATATAAATTATCAAAATGCTGACCTACCATTTCTACAAATAACTCATAAGGAGCATTTTGTGGATCATCTCTTAAATACTCAGGTATAGTATATACAAGGGCATCTTGATTTGTATTATCATAGTCTGATGCACTTGTAATTCTATCTGCAAACCAAGTTAAAACCTCAACACTTCCTGTTGATTGAAGATTATAAGGTGGTTGAGAATTTGATTTAGGATAAGCTATTGAGTTAGACTCATAGTACATATAATAATCAAACCCATCAAAGTTTTCTATAATATTAGTTATTTGACTTTCTAAATTAATAACATTTCCTGTAACTGTTGAAGACGCAGAAGTAGACCCTGTAATAGTTAGGATAGTATTAATATCATTTTGGTAAGATTCAATTAATCCTACTTTATAATAAAAATTTCTAATTCTTTGTTCTGCTGAGGAGAAATGAATAAAATTAGAAAAATCAGTATAGTCTATATTTATTTCTAATCCTTTTTCTTCATACAAAGAAGCTAATTGATTATATGAGGAAGTTAAAGCAGTAGAAGTTAGAGTAGTAAAATCTATTAACCCTGTAGTATTATTTACTTGGTCTCTAATATCAATATTTAAATTAGGTCCTCTTAAACTAATACCTTCTTGAACTACAATTTCCTCAGGTGGGAAAGATACATTAAAACCTAGAGGCTCAGCTGTTTCTTCACATACCCATAAAGTATCTCCTAATGAAACTCCACCAGGTAAAGGTTCATATAACTTAATTAAAACTGTATATTGGTTTTGATTTGAAGTATCTAATAAAATATTATTAGCAATATATTGTATGTTATTACCAAAGTTTAATAAAAAATCAGTGAAATAAGAGGTATTTGCTCTTTCATTAATAAATTCATTTACACTTGATTCAATCTCTTCATTAGATAAATTATTAGAAGCTAATCTAATTTCTTGTCTTGAAGGAGAAATTTCCTTAATAAAATACCTTGCATTAAAAGAACTACCTATCTTATTATCAAAGAAATTATAAATTATATTATATTCTCCTTGATTAAATCCAAAATCAACTAAATCTCTTTCTGGGTCAACTGTAATACTATTTAAAATATCAAACCCTTGAGAATTTCCTTCTTGAATTACTCTATATCTTCTATAATCAAATTCATAATCTAATAAAGATTGATTAATATCATATATATAAGACTCAACTGTATTTACTGTAGTATTAAAGTTAGAAGATGTAACAAATGAGGGAACAAGATTTTGATCATTTAATGAATAATCTTGAATCTCAAAAGTAGAAGGATTAATTGAATTTATAGTAGCCTTAACCATTATTTAAACTTTGTGATAATTGTAATTCAATAACTTGTCTTTCAGTATCTATTAAACTTTGTCTTAAAGAAGTTATTTCATCTAATAAAACTTGTATTTCATCTGAAGTCTCAGGAGTAAACCCAACATATTCAGAACTTTTTTGTATTAGGAATTGATGAGAATTAATGTCTCCTTCAACTGGGATGTCATAAAATAAGGAATTATATAAGTCAAAAAATTCCTCTACAGTAAAGGTATCTTCTACAGGGAGAGGTGGTGGGGTAAGTTCTGAGAAAGAAGTATCAATGGTGTTTTGATACTTTCTTTTTTCGAATACATTTCTACTTAAATTTAATTTCTCACTCATTCATTTACTATTTTAAAATAGTTTTCATCATCTAATATTAGAGTAGAACCATCAATAACAGTTTTAATTAAAATTTGATAATACCTCTCAGGTTCCAATCCACTCATATAAATAGTAAAGAAATTACTTTCTGAATCAGCAGATATTTGAGTATATGTGGTATCAAAACTAATAACAAACTCATTAGTATCTAGATCTTTTATAGCATAATAAGAAGAAGTTGGTAGATAATAATTAACAGTATAATTAGAAGAAGTTGAGAATGTTCTAGTTGGGTATTGAGGTCTAGAATATAATCTAAATTTTTGTATACTATCTTGATTAAATTGTCCTTTATTATTTCCTAAACTTACTACTAATTTATCAGTGCTAATTATACTATTTGTAGATGAACCTGTATCAAAAGAATAATCTACCCATTTAAACTCTAATTGAGGAGGATAAATAGTATGAGTATCAATTGAAAAATATTTAATGTTAGTTACATAAGCTCTATCAGCTACAAACTCATCATTTTCACTTTGTTTTACAATAAATCCATTATTATCAAAACCATCAGAAGTTAAACCTTTTGATTGACTATACCAATTTAAAATAGTATTAGTTACATTTACATTTAAATCTTTATCATCTGAGTAATTCAATGATTGGGTTTGAGTTACATCTAACCCTAATGCAGATCCTGTATACCAACTACCACCACCTTCATTATTAGAAGGATATGAAGCTGTTACATAAGTATTAAATGAGGTAGGCCAGGCTCCTGATCCTGATGTGGTTCTAAATTTCCAAGAAACTCCATTTGTGGTTTGAGGTGAGTTAGAATATCTACCTGTTCCCATTACCCAAGAACTAGATATAGGATAAACTTCTAAAGTAGTGGTTTGATTTAGGCCTGTAACATCTGCTAAAAATGTTTTTAGGTTAGTTTGAAATTGAGCAGATCCTACTTTGTTATCTAAAATATCTTCAATCTCAGTTTGTGAAAATTGAATCAAAAATCTACTCACCTCAGGAGAAGTAGTATCATAAAAAGTAGATACTTCTAATATCTCATCAATTCCTGTATTCATATTAGGAAATCCTGAGTATAGGGTTGAATCTTTTTCTGGGAAGAGTTTATATATTGCCATAGGGGTTAAAAGTTCACTATACGTCCTTTAATATCTGTGTTTGGGTTTTTTATTTCAAATATAGATGAATCCATTGAAGGGTAAACTACATTATTTTGAGTTGCTGCTTTAATATCATAAGCATATTGAGAATAACCTAATGAAGTACCTACTTTATTTGTAATATCTACTTTATTTACAGTTTGAATACCTTCAATTCTATCAAGAGTTATAAATAAATCTCTTAATAAGATAGGTTGGTTAATCTGCCATTTATCTATATTAAAATAGTTTTGTAAAGCTGTAATACATCTTAATAAAACTTCATTGTTATTATAGTTGGGTAAAGTAATTATCTCAAATTCTACACCGATGTTTATGACAAATGCATCTTTAATACGTATTGAATCGTTAATAACTCTATACTGGCTTAAATATGTATTTAGGTTACGTTTTAAAGCATTAGAAGCATTAGTTAATTTTTTGTTATTATCATAAGCCAAAACATATAAATCTAATACTGCTGGTACTTCACCTGGATTTAAGTTTTCTAATTTTTCAGGTTCAACATATACTTTAGCTAAGGAACCAAAGTCAGAAGGCATACTTAAAGCTCTAACTAAATAATCATCTTGAGTTACTGTTCTTTGTTGAGCATTAAAAGCCGCTAATGAATTAAATCTTAACTCTTGAATAGTATCACCATCCTGACCCCCTGTAGCAGCACTAGGATTATTAATTTGAACTGAATTAAATATGTATTGAGCTAAAGTTGGGTCTAAAGTATCCTTTTGAAATTTAATATTATTAGTTGTAGTAACGGTGGATAAAGTATTAGATGGTATGTTTGCTGAGACACCCCCTCCTGTTAAATATCTAACTGTTAATGTGGTATTAGATGGAGCTATACCGTATGTGTCTGTAAATAGAAAGTTTGAAGGTGAGAAAGCTGTTTTAATTTTATCTTGCTCATAAGGTAATCCTAAACCTACATTATTTGGATTTGGAATAATTTCCTCATCATTATTTTGAGTATTAGTACCTGCCCCAAATTGAATTTGTAAGTTATTATCAGAAGTAAATCTGGTTACAAATCGTCTAGGAACTTTTTTAAGTCTTAGTAAATAAGGTACCTCTGCTTTATCTCCTGAGAAATTAGGATCATTTTCAAAAGGATTAGTATTTTTAATTTTATCTAATATTGTTTCTTGAGCCATGTAAGGTACTTCATACCATACATTTCCATCACTATCAGTAATATCTAAAATACCTACTATATTAGTATCTGAGATATTTACAGTTGGGAATTTTTCTACAGCCCCAAATGTAAAAGTTGTTGTGTTGATTGTAGAAGAGATAGCCTTTCTTGTTTTTTTCAATAAAAAATACTCAGGTTGGTCACCTGAGATTTGATACACAGAAACTTCAGTAGGATCTAAAGAACTGGAGAAAGAAAAATCAATAGAATCTTGTACAATAAAATTAGTATTATTAACTAAAGTAGAAGCAACTTGGGTATTTGCTCTAACTTCTAAAGCATAATCATAATCAGGAACATTTTGTCCTCCTGATAGTTTAGATGGAAGTTGTTGATAAAAATCAACATCAACAGTAGCCACTCCTGTTACTTTAGGAGTATAACCTAACATATAAGCTAAAAGATATAAGTTATTAGTTTGTCTAGCATACTGAATGAAATTTTCTTGGATTTGGTTATCTTGATAAAATGATAAAACATCACCTACATAAGAGGCCATTTCCATAAATAACATTCCTGGTGAGTTCTCTGAAAAATCAGAGTAAGTGTTAGGAAAGTAAGTTTTAGAATACTCTATAAGAGCATTCCTTAAAGATGCAAAATCTCTATTAACATATTTTATGTCTCGATTTTGCTGGTTGGTATTTAATACACTATTAAAGGGCATTTGTATCTAAATTAATTTCAATTACTTCATTATCTAAATTTAAAACTGAATATTGTATAAATATTGTTATTATATTTGTATTTTCTGATGGGGTTATGATTAATTGTTTAACATTAACATAAGGAAATTTACTTTGCAAATCATTAGATAGTCTTATTTGAATTCCTTCTAAAGTTACATCTGAGATTTGTTCAAATAGTAAGGCTCTTAAATTACCTCCATAGTTAGGATTTAATACTCTTTCCCCTTTATTTGTAAGAAGGTAATTTACTAAATTAGATTTAGTTTGATCCGCTGTAGTAAAGGTTTGAGTAAAAACAGAAGGTGAAGAAAAAGGTATAGATACCCCCACTGCTTGTCTAGCATCAATATCAACTGTAAATCTATTTGGTATTTTAAAAGCCATTATTTATTTAAAATTCCCATAATTTGATCCATACTAACTTCACCTTGAGGTAAAGCACTACCCTCTCCAACCGTATTCATACCAGGAGGTACTACTAAAGATTGTTCTATATTAGAGGTATTCATAGAAATAGTTTTAAAGTCATTACCTGTCATATTCATTTTAGTTTCATTTAAGACATTCATATAAGATTCTCTAGTAGAAGGGGATGGAGTAGCAGTTTTATGAGCTTCTCTCCATAAATTAGGTTCTTTAGATTCTTGAACTTTTTGAGAAGTAAATAGATCTACTAATTCTTCTCTTACAGCTTCCCTTACAGCTTCCTTAATAATTTTTTTAAATTGACTAGTTTTCATGTTTATAAATATTAATTAATTTCCTTTTAAATTTTGAGTATCAATGATAAATTTTAGTTGGTCAATTAATACTTGTGGGTTTGAAGTAAATGATGAATCACTTCTCAATACAGGTACTCCTTGAACATTTAGAGCTTGAGCATATCTTTTAGGATACGAAGATGTATTTACTTCATCAAGCTTAATTTCAAAAGTGAATCCTTTATAATTATCAGCACTTTGTTGTAACTCTGTTGTTGTTTGGTTTGCTAAAGAATTTAACTCATCATTTAATTCTTCAAAAGGTATATTCTGTTCCTCAGAACATTGTTGGATTGCATTATCTAACCTATTTAATAAATTTAAAATAGTTTGGAGTACAACTCCTATAACAGCAGAAGTGATAGTTAAAGAATTTACAGCTATTCCTGCTATTTCTAATCTTAATTCTATTTGTTTAAAAGTAGTTTCAGCAGAGGCTGTAGTAGGGTTGGCAAATGCTTTAGCTATGTTTAAACCAATTTGTAAAGCTTGTATAGCAACTCCTGTGATAGTTAAAACTGTAGTTAAAGATTTAATAATGTTATAAATCTGATTTAATTGTTTAACTAATTGGTTTCTTTTTCTAATTAATTCTTTAAGTTTATTAGGATCAGGGCAAGTATCAGGTTTTGGATTTGTAGCCTTATCTAAAATTTCTTGAACAAATTTAACACCAAAAGGTATTAACAAACTTAAAATAAAAGGGAATAAAGTACGTTTTAAACTTTCCTTTAATCTATTTAAAACAATAGAAAATTTTATTTCTCCTGGGAGTGAAGAAAAAGTGGATGCTTCTATTTGAAGATTTTCTAATTCTTGGGTTTGAATTTGAAGTTCTGCTTGTTGGGTTGCTAAATCTATATTAGAAGGTTGTAAAGTTATATTAACCTGATATAAATCTATTGTAAAATTATTTTTATCAATTCTTTCACCACTTTTAGATAAGTTATTTTTAGTTTCTCTAAAATAATCTTGGGCGTCAAATGTTAAATTAAGATTTTGAATATCAGTAGTCCCATCTAATTGAAATGAATAAGACCCTTGATCATTAGTCAAGGTATTTACAAAAGTTCCATAGGCTGCTATTGTAATACTTACAAAAGGAATTCTATTCCCCTTTTCATCAGTTACATTACCTAATATTTCTATTTTATCGGCCATTATTTAGTTTTAACGTCTTTAGATAATATTTTAGGATTAGGACCACTTAATACTCCTTTTAAATCTTTAATAGAAGCCTCTAAAGAAGGACCTATAAGATTAAGAGAGGAAACTGGGTATGGGCCTGCTTGAGCTGTAGTACAAGCTTTAGCTAAACCTTCTAATGATGTAACTAATTTTTGTAATTCTCTAACAAATGTATCTCCTAAAACTAATCTTTCATTAGCTTGTCTTGATCCTAAATATAATTCTCCTGTATTAATTACTGTTCTAATACTTGAATCTAAATGGATTTCTTTATTAGCTGATAAATGAATAGTCTTATTTGAAGATAAAATTAATGAATCTTGTTTAGCATTTAATACTAATCTTCCTGAGTTTAATAAAATTTGATTTCTTTTATAAACTTGAGGGTCTTCTAATTTATCATCTGTATTAGCAAATGAATCTTTTATATTAGAGGCAGGAAATAAAGGAATCTTTTGGGTAGAAGTTAAATAGATAGAAGAATCATCTCCATTTATGTCTTCAATTGTAGGTTCCCATCCAGGTTGAGATAGATTACGTTGACCATTTCTTATAATAGTAATAGGATCACCTTCCTCACCATCATCAGACCAATTGTTCTTAATAGAAGGATTTTTAACTGTGCTACCAAAACGAATTGAATTGCCCCATCTTCCTTCTAAAATATAATCTCCTTCATAAGAAAGTAAAGGATAAATATTGGATCTTTCTTTAAAAGTAGATCCTAAGTTTATTTCAGTACTATCATCTGCTACTCTTCTAACACTTCCTCCTTCTATTTGTTGGTAATCTTTTTGTTGAGAGGGAGGTAAAGTACTACTATAGAGAACAGCATTATGATGTTGACTATTCCATATGTTTATAGGGGGAAAATAGTAATAATCAAAAGAAGAAGGACTGGTTTCATTTTCATTATTAGGTAAACTTACTATAGTAACCAATTCATTAATTAAAGGATATAATTTTATATTAGGAAACAAAGGTTTAGCTACTGTATTTACTCTATCAGGTGTAAGATTAGAAACATTATTAGGAGTAAAGATTAATAATCCAATACTATTCCATCCCCCTTTTTCATTAAATAAAGGATGTGAATTATCTAAAATTACATCTGCCACCCTTCCTACAAATAAAATTGAAGATTCTATTTTTGGGGTAGAAATAGGAGATACAATATTACTTATACCAGGTAAACCATATTTCATTTGTTATCCCCTTTTAATTTATTTAAATCATCTAGTAATTGTTGTTTTTCTTCATCAGAAATACCTAAAGTGTCCTCATTTGTAGGAGTAGCTAAACTCCTTTGAACTAAGGCAGCCATTTTAACTAGAATGTCATCATTTTTAACTCCTAATTCCATATACTCTTTAATAAGAGGAACTACCAAAGTAGCATCTCCAATATCTTCAATTAAAGGCTTTAACTCAGCAATTAAGGCACTAATTTGTGCCTTTTTTTGCTGTTGGTTATCATAAATCTCAGACAGAATATCTGAGTATTTCTTTTTGCCAAATATTTTTTTATCAAATTGACTCATATTTATTTTATTTATAAATATTCCTCCTTTTCAAAATTAGTATATCCATTTTCAAGATAAAAAAGATAATGTTCTTGAAATAAATCTGATAATTTATTAGCAATTCTAGTTATTTGGGGAGTAGTAGCATCAGTCATTTCTCTTAAGTATATGTAGATGGCTTTTTTATTAAAAATATCCAACCCATCTCGTTTAGAGAATACAGTTAATATGGCATCTGCTATCTTAAAGTCATTAGGTTTTGGAAAAAAATCTATTAAATGATCAAAACAATACTCAACATACTCATCTAAAAAATCAGATAAACGATCTTTATCTAAACCATCATCATCTATTTCATAAGTGTATGTTAAATCTTTAGTTAATTCATCAGTGGGGACTTTATCTACTTTCTTTTTATAATTTTTATTATTATTTAAAATAAGATAATTTTTAACAATAGTTCCAAAATATGAATATGCTTTAGGAGGATAAACTTTCATCAAAACTTCTCTACAATCTTTACTTACATCAAGAGTATTAATATAATTTCTGATTTCTTCTAATTCAATTAACTTTTTATCTGCTCCAACATAGTCTATAAATGAAGTATCATATTTTTCTTTAAAATCCCCTTTAATTATACTGCAGAATTTATCTTCAATATTCTTTTTATGATCATACTTGTGAATTTTCTCTAACAAAAAACAAATAATCTCATGTTGTAAATCTTCAATATTTTCTACTTCAGTATAATAAAACTTATAAGTGTGAATAATATTTTCAGTTAGCTTAAAAAAAGGATAATGTATTTTTGAGTGATATATTTTTTCTTTCTCCTCAAAAAGGTTAGAATGATTATACTCTATAATAGCTAATTCTGTATCTTTAGTAAAATAATTTTTATTAGCCATTATTCTCTTAGATTAAAGTTATTAAGAATATTTTGTAAATCTTGAACTTGATTAAAAAACCAACCAACCTCATCATCACTCTTAAATACCTCTCTTGAATCAATTTCATCTAATTTATCTTTAGAATATGAGATTGCCTCTGAAAGCTCATTAATAAAACTCTCATACGAGATGGTAATTTCTTCTAATTTTTCATTTTTCTTAAGAAGATTATAAGTTGCATATCCTAAAATTACAACTATTAAACTTAATATTACTATAGCATAAATCATAAAGAATCAAATATATTTTTTAAGTTAGGGTTTTTTAATTTACCTAAAGCTTTATCTTTAGATGATGTGGTTTTTTTAATTTCTTTTTTAGGAGCATCCTTTTGAAATTTTGGAAACCATTCTTTTTCAAACTCAATTCTAGCTGCCATTAAATCACCTTGATGTACAATGTACGGAAGTGAAGTTCTAGGTTTATTTTCTGGGATATAAGACATGAAGTACTTTTTGTTAGCATCATCATATAAACCATCATGGGTTTGAATAGTGATCATTTCATTAAAGGTATATTGAATACCATGTGATTGAAGAAGAAACAAACCTCTGTCTGGGACTGAAGCAAATGGAAGTTTTGAATTAAATTTATAATCTTCTCCTAATTTTTCTTTTCTCCACTTATCATCTTGTGGGATGTAAGACTCATGATTTTCATCTCCCATTTTTCCTAAATCATGATTAATAGCAGAAAATACTAATTCTTCAATTGTGTAAGTAGAAGTATCAACTCCCATTTCTGTCCAAACATCATTAATTTTAAGACAACATTCTACTACTCTATTAACATGATCTACATAACCTCCAGGAAAAGCATTATGGTATTCTTTTTTATGAGCAGCAGGCATCATAATAATACGTTCTTCATATTTTTTATAGAAGGCCAAAAGCTTTTCTTTCCTTTCTCCAGTAATATACTTTTCAATATTTAAAAGAAAAGTTTCCCAATTTAATTGAATTAATTCTGCTGATAACATATTATCTTTTATTTAGTTCATGACCTGATAAATCTTCTCTTTCTACGTAAGATTTAATTTCATTAGTGAGATTAGAAATGTTTTCAATTTCTGTGGTAAACTCATTTGAACTACCTCCTCTTTTTAACATAAAATCCATTTTTCTCAAACTACCTTCAATAGATTCAATTTTACGGACAATGGTTTCTCTATACTTCATATAGTATTTGTTTTTTATTAATAATTGAGATTAATATACTAAGGAAATTTTGATAAGGCAAGTTATTTAACTAAGTCTTGCACTTTTTTTAAGAAAGAACATTTTTCATACTGTTCTAAACTTTCAAAGAATTCTCTTGAATAATCTAGATATTTAATTAATTCGTCTGAGGAATTTTCTTTGAGGATTTCTATATCAATTTCACTTGTAAGATTAAGTTTATTTAAGTAATGGAAAGCTCTAACATTCGCTACATACTCAGCTAAATCTTCTTCATTAGTATCTGAACTTTGTAAAACTTGTGAAAATGAAGGGGTAATATTTGATTTAATAATATTGTTAAGACTATTTTTCTTTTGATGAATTTTAATAAACATTTTAAGTGAATATAAAGGATGTTCTTCAAAATTAAAATGAGCTTCTTTCTCCTTATTTTCATTATTAAACAATTTAAAAATTTTATCAATATCCATCATTAATAAATATAAAAAAACCCTACTTTAATATAGTAGGGTTCTTTTCTTGTTAATTAAGTCATAATAATAATATCTAGATACCAAATGGTGTTACCCTAAATTAATTTAATTTATCTGTTTTAAATAATTGTTGAATAGATACTATATAGTGATACCCTACTCTAACATCTCCATATATACTAAATCATAATTTTTTGTGCGCCCAACAGGACTTGAACCTGTGACCTACTGATTATGAGTCAGTTGCTCTAACCAACTGAGCTATAGGCGCATTTCACTTCCTTTTGTTGTTGTATAGTGATAACCATTCCATGTACCTCCGACAGGAATCGAACCTATAACCTACGCATTAGAAGTGCGTTGCTCTATCCAATTGAGCTACGGGGGCAAATAAAAGAAAGGTTTCGGGTCTTTCGGGGTTTCTGATAGATAATTTGTTTACGCTCTGACTACTCTAAACCCTTTTTCATCATTTTAACACCATCATCTATTACAGCTTCACTACCTTTCTTTTTAGTAGCCGAGGCGGGACTCGAACCCGCACGAACATAATGTCCAACAGATTTTAAGTCTGTCGTGTCTACCAATTCCACCACCCGGCCATCTCATTACCAACTATCTATACATTGAGGACGTTCATTTCTTTCTTTTGTATAAATATATGAAAAAAATTTTTGGAAACCAAACTTCCTTAATCTAAATCACATTCAATATTGCTATTTTTCCTATCAGTTAATGTAATGCTAGAATCAACAGTTATATCGCTTCTGTTAGGATCATTTTTCCAAAACTCATGTCTAATTACTTGAATTAAATCATAAGCATCCCTACAAGAATCATCTACTTTAGAGTTATAAATTCCCCAACTCCCATTTTTACTCATACTGGATTCATTATATAGCATATTTCTAGCTACATTTAATGTATCATCTACAATATCTCGAACGTGATGGAATCTACTATAATCACACTTACCATCAACTTTAAATTCCTCACGTAGGTGTTTTTCAAATGTTGGGTGGTTTTTTATCTCATCAAATTGTCCAGTACCCACTCTTGAATAAAAATCAAGAGCTCGTTGAATAAGTCTTAATTGATCTTCGTTTACTTTTAATGTTGCCATAACTTTTATTTTTTACTGCTGTTTTGGACCATTGAGTATGAACGTACTTCAAAGTCTCCTTTTTTTTCATTATAGAGTTCTATTAAACAATGCCAAATTGTAGCACCACGTTTTCTAAACAAACCTAATGTAGTAAATATATCAAACTCACTTGTACCAATTTCAGTGGATGGGTTATAATGATCCATGAATTTTTTATATTCAGCTGGGATTTGTTCTGCTTTCATTTTATATAAAGTATTGTTGGGTTGTTTAAATATATTAATTTATTTAGATTCAATAAAAACTACTTTACCCTCCATAATTCCATATTGAGAATCTTCTTGGAATATAAATATTTCTGCTTTTTCATTTTCTCTCATGGGTCTTGTTAAATACCACAAACCTGTTTCTTTCCAAGTTGCTTCAATGAGTTTTTCTCCTTTTTCTAAGTTAATGGTTTGTGTACCACCCCAATGTCTAGCTCTAGAATTATCAGTACATGATACAAAACTTAAACCTAAAATTGTTAAGATTAATAAGATTGATTTTTTCATTTTTTTTTATTTTACCTTATAAAGATAAGAAAATTTGTCCCGAAGGCCAAACTTCCTTATTGACAATGGTAATCAGCAGCGTGAGTTGCTATTTGGTTATCAGGTTTAACATTTACTTTATACCCTAAAGAAGAAGCCCACCCCTGACATGCTGAAATAAG